GACGAGTCCTGCGAAGCGGCAGGTCGAAAAGCCCGGCCTCACAATCCGCCGCCTGCTTGACCTCTTCGTATGCCTTCTCCGCAGCGGCGAATAGGGACGAGATCTGCTGGTCGCTCGGATTCACCCCGCGCTTCAGATAGACCTGGGGCGTGACGATGGTCACGAGCCATTCGCGCGCGACCTCCGGGGCTGGATCTGCGAAGGGGATCGCGTAGCGCTTGCGGAGTTGCGATTCGATTCGCGCTTGCACGGCGTCGAGCTTCGCTTGGATGAACCCCGGCTCGGACACCTCCACCTGGTCGACGTCGCCCTGAGGCATCGTCGTCCTTGTGCGGAACTGTTCGACCGTGAGCCAAGCCATTACCGCCTCCGGCTCCCGCTCTTGCGTGCCTCATCCCGTTCGCGGATTGCGGCATCCCGTTCGTCGGTCAGCCTCCGGAGTTGCTCCGCGTGCTGCTGCCGCTCCAGCTCCAGGCTGGTCTCCCGGTTGCGGTCCCGCTCCGCGAGCTGCGCCTTCCACGCCCGGAGCTCCTGCAGATCCTCGTGGGCGTTGCCGGCCCGGGCGGCGTCCTGCCGAGCCTTGCCAGCTTCGATGCGCAGCTGAATGGCCTCGCGCTCGAGTTCGCGAACGCGGTCGGCCATGCCGGCAGCCTTCGTCGCCTCGGCCTCGAGTTCGGCGACGCGGACCGCTGCGCCTTGGATCTCGCCCTGGGAGGCGAAGCCCTTCTGGACCATCTCCGCCATCCGGAGCTTGAGGATTTGCGTCTCGTGCTCGAGCTCGGCAATGCGAGCGTCGCGCGGGTCCGCCCCTCGTCGCTGCTCCATCGGTGGTGCTGCTGAATTGATTGTTCCGCCGATCATGGTTCCCTCTGCGATCGTGGTGCTTCTACGGGGGAAGCCCCGCTCCCACCGGACTGGCCGGGGCCGCGGGGCTGATCAGGTAGGTAGCGAATCAGGTCGGCATTCGTCCTCGCGCGCTCAGCCGCAGATCTTGAAGAGGTAGAACGGGTGGCCGTAGCCGGTCGTGTTCCGGCCCCAGTTGTGCCACTCGAGCTTCTTCGCTCGGTCGAGGATCGCGTCGACGCCGGTGCCGCCGCCCTGCCCCGTGTAGTACGTGATCCGATACGGCTCGCGATTCTGGTAGACGATCGGGCCCATCTCCGAGGCCGACTGCCACTCGCACAGCACGTAGTAGTTCGTGGGCTCCGCGGAGAATTCCGGCACCTCGACGGGCTGGCCGATTCCGAGCTTGCGGATGATCGCCTCGACATCGGCGCCACCCCCACCGCTCGTACCGGCGGCCTGAGCGATGAGCTTCGCGTTGGTCAGCTGGACCGCGCGCTCGGTGAGCTGAGGCGGGTGCAGCAAGGCCACGGGCTTCAGGAACCGCGGCTGGATTCCGTTCGCCTGCTTGATCGTCCGGATCGTCGCGTAGACCCGCATCAGGTTGTTGAGCGCCACGTCCACGTTCACCGTCGCGTCGATCGGCGCGGCGTAGTACGTGGGATTCGTGCTGCCGTTGTACGCGTCCTTGAACAGGTTGCCGTAGACCCCGGCCGCCGAATTGAACGGGTTGTACGGATGCAGCTTCGAGAAGAACGCGACGCCGTCGTAGCCGAGGTCGCTCTCACCCGCGAGGATGAGCGAGCTGACCTGCTCCTGGGGGTGATAGGCGATCTGATGACCGGTGTCCGTGCTCCACTTGGCGGCGGCCTTGACGCCCTTGCCATCCAAGTCGGAAAGCTCGTTCACGCTGATTTCGAAACCGTTGCCGCTGTCCTTGTTCTCGTAGCTCGTCTGCAGCATCGCGAGCTCGTCGAACCGCATGTTGCCGCCCGAGTAGCCCTCGTCCTTGATCTGCGCGGTCGACAGGAACCAGAACAGCAGCTCCTTGCGCGAGACCGAGGTGATGATCTTGGCGACGTCGCGGTACCAGAGATTGCCGGACGCACTCAGGGAGGCGTACTGGTTCTCCGTGAGGACACGCATGTTGTCCTCGAGCGTCATCAGGAATTGCGGAGTGATTGCTCCCATGACTCAACCGTCCTTTCAGGCCGTCGGGCCAGTCGGGCCGGTGGGTCCAGTGGGTCCGGTCGCGCCCGTTGCGCCCGTTCCACCCGTTGCGCCGGTGCCTCCGGTCGCTCCGGTGCCCCCGGTCGCGCCGGTATCGCCCTTCGTGCCGACGATGTCGGAATCGCAATCGACGGCCACGCCATCGGTCGCGCTCACGGCCCAGACGATGCCCATCGCACTCTTCGAGGTGCTGGTGTGACACACGGTCTGGTCGTCCTTGATGTAGCAGGCACTGCCGATGTCGGTGGCGACCACCGGGTCGTCGCCCTGATTGGCGAACCACTCGATGTTGATCGGCTTGCGGAGCTCGACCTGGCAGGTGACCTCGCCATTCGTGGCGTCCGCATCACGCTTGAAGAAGCCGATCCACTTCTGGTTCACGCCAGCAACGCCCGGCTTCACCTTGCCGGTGGTGAGGTCGATCACGGCCATTCCGCCGCTATACGCCTTGGTGGCGTTGGTCAACGTGAAGTCGTGGGAATGCCACGTCTCCTTGCGGCGCATCCTGCTCTGCGCGAGTGCGGTCATTTCGCACCTCCCGTCTGGTTGGCAGCCAGGACCTTGCGCGCGGCCTCACGGGACAATCCCGTGGGGAACACGCGATCGCGCCCGTCCCAGCGAATCTCGTCGGCCTCGGTCGAGAGCCCCATCGCGGCGCGAAGCTTGTTCGCTTCGGTCGCGGGGAGCGTGTTTCCCTGCTGCTGATTCGAGCCCTGCGTCGGCTTCACCTCGGCAGCGGCGGCCAGGGGATTGGCGGGGCGGTCGACCTTGGGGAAGGTCTCGACGGCGAAGCGCAGGTAGTCGATCGGCTTGCCGGCGAGCATCGCCAGCACCTTCGAATCGAAGTCGGGGCGCTTGCCGAGCAGCTCGGCGCGCTCCTTGGCTTCGCGGTCCGCGGCGAGCTGAGCCTTGATCGACTGCAGCTCCGCGGCCATCGCCATGGCGGGGTCGGTCGCGGGCGTCGAAGCCTGCGGCGCGGGCGCTGCGGTGACAACAGCGGGCTTGGCAGCGGCAGCAGCCGCGGCGGCCTTCTTCGAAGCCTCGTCGCCGTCGGGCTCTTCGTGCGCCGGAGCCGGGGCCGGCGGGTCCTCGGCCAGCAGCGACTTGAGCGCGGCCACGAGATCGGCCTTGCTCATATCCTGGTCACCCCCATCTTTCGCCGGCTCGGGAGCGGGCGCATCCTCGGCCAGTGCCGCCTTGATTGCGGCAATCAATTCGGATCGCTTCATATCCGGTTCCTCCGACGTGTCGCTCGCTCCAGCGGCAGACACTGATTTGCCGCTCGACACCATGGCGAGCAGCTCATTCCAGCCCATGACGCCGTCCGCGAGCTTCGCGTCGACGGCCTGTTGACCGCAGAAAATGGCGGCCTCCATCATCTGAATTGATCTCGGGTCGACCTTGCGCGACTCCGCCACGAGCGCGAAGAATTGCGCGGCCAGGCCATCGACCATCGCCTGAATCCGCATCCGCACTTCGTCCGTTATCGCCACATGCGGATTGCCGTCGGCCTTGCGCGAACCGCTGGTGATGACCGCGACCTGAAGCCCCTCGCGCGCATCGGCCACCGTCTCGTCGAACACACAGTCAATGACCCCGATCGAGCCGAGTTGACCGGATGCCGGCAGATAGATTTCGTCGGCTGCACAGGCCAGCGCGTAGGCCGCCGACGCCGCGAATTCGTCTACGTACGCGATCAGCCGCTTGCCCTTTGCCGCGGCCATTGCCCGCAGATTGCGCGAGCATTCGAACGCTCCGTTGACCTCGCCGCCGGGACTGTCGAGCTTGAGAACGACCGTCCCCGCGGGCGTATCGAGAGCCGCGCTCACGCGTTCCTCGATCGCGTCGTACGTGTCGCCGCCCCACCAATCTCCATGATGGGTCAGCGGCCCCATGACCATCACTGCCGCAACTCCACCCGATGGCTCCGGAGTCGTCGGCGCGATCAGCTCGTATTCCTGCCCCCACGCGGACGCCGCAAGCGCGAGCGGTCCCTTACGCTGGAATCTTGCGCGGTTCATGCGGCCTCCTGCTGCTTGGGAATCGGGCGCCATGCGACCTTCCACACCGGCTCGCCGTTCTCGCCCTGCTCGAAATCGCGGACGCGCTCAATCCCGCACAACCGGCACCGATTCACAGCCCCGTGCTCGCAGCGCTGAACGCCAGCCTCGGTCATCTTGTTCGCCAGGGCCTGCACCGCGTCGGGCTCCGCGGGCTCGCCAGGTTCTCCGTCGCCGTCGGGGTCGAGTTGCTCCGGCGTCGGAGATGCCCCGTCGACCGGCGCGGCCCCCTCAGCGGGGACGGGCGCCGCCGCGGGAGCTGTCTCCATTTCGAGGAGCGTGAGCTTGCCGCGGTCGTCTCCGAATGCCGGTAGTCCCTGCGATGCACGAGCCTCGTCGACTCGAACGACCTTGGCGATGTCGGTGGGCGCCAATTCGATGCGCGTGGTCACGGCATTGCCCGGGACCTTTTCCAGCCCGATCCCGACCGCCTCGCAGAACACCAGGATCGATTCCGCTGTCGGCCGCATGCCCGCGGATTTCGCCATCTCGATGAACTTGATCAGCGCGTCCGGGTCGGCGTCGATCATGGCCCGCGCGCCCTTGGCGGCGTTGTCATTGCTCGCCAGCACCGGCACCGAGAACCGATTGAATAGCTCGGTCACGTCGATCTCTCGTCCGTACTTCGCCGCTACCCTGCGCAGCGCTTCGATCGCGCCAGCCACGCTCGTGAGCGACGAGGCCTCGGCGTTGAGGTCCTTGGGCTGCGACGTGTCCCATTCGGCGATTGCTCGGTCGTCGAGCGCGTCGATTCCCCAACGCCGCACCACCCACGGGGGCAGCCCCTGGGTGTTGAGCGTGTACCCAAGCCCATCCCCCGTCGATTTGATCAGGTCGGCCTTGATCGAACGGAAGAGGTCCATGTTGCTGAACCCGGCGCCGCCGGTCGTGGTGACTTCCTGGCCCGCCAACGAGATCATGATCTCGTGGTCCGCGGCCCCCATGTCCTCGGCGAAGACCTTGTAGCCCTGGCCCCTGAGCTCGAGCAGCTCGACCTTGTAGCCGGGCGTCACGGAAAAGACCGTGTTGATTCCCCAATTCAGGACCTGCTCAAACCACGAGACCTTCTGGTCCTGCGAGGCGGCCTGCGGGGCCGTCGCGAGCCTGGCCGGGTTCGCCAGCTTCGCGGCGTAGTTCTGCCGCATCAGCCAGGAATGTTCCTTCGTGATGAAGGCCCTGGAGAGAGCCCGCCACGAGCTGTTCTGCCATGGGGCGACGCGGCCGCACGGCGTGTGAAGGATCCACCGGCCGTCGCCGGGCGTGATTGGCAGCAGCCCCGCCGTGGAGTTGTAATACCAGCGCCCCTCGTTCCACCGATATCGCAGGTAAGCGGGGTCGAGCCGGCACAGCACCGGGAAGTCGCGTCCACGCACGGGCAGCAACTCTCCGACGCCCACACCGGCCAGGATGCCGTCGCCCGCCAGGAGCGCGAGCTCGGACGGGGGGAACATCTCGCTGAACAGCGAGCGGGTTCCGTTGCGCGCTCGGAGCGCAGCAATCTGCTCCTCGTTTCCCGACCAGCGAACTGGGAGCTGTACCAGCCCGTCCGTGCGCGTGCTCAGCAGTCCGCCGACCATTCCATCGCGCCGCAGCGCGCGGCACAGCTCGCCGATGAGCTGCAGGTCGCCAACGTCCGCGGCGGCCATCGCCGACTCGATGTCGGCGAGGTACCAGCGGGGGCGATTGTATGGCAGGGGAGTGAGCTGCCCGCCGATGCTTTCCCGAATCTGCGCCTCAGCCTCGGGGTCCGTGCCCTGCCCGGGGGTCCGCTGCTCGTACGTGCTGACCGCGAGGATCGCTCGCAGCTTGTCGCCCACGAGCTGACCCATCGTGGACAGGAGGCTGTTCAACGAGGCCTCCGCGCCTGGCAACAGCCGCAGCTACGACAGGTGCCCGCGATGGGGGCGAGGACTACGCGACCAGCACGTAGCCTTTCGCTGCGCAGGAGGCGGACGCAGCAGGGCGACTCGCCACCGCCGAGACTGGTCTTGTCGAGGGGCGTCTCCCCCAAAGGGGAGCGCTTGAAATCAGGCGCTGGCGAGAACGACCCCATCTGTCATGGGGTGGCCCCATTTGTGTTTGGTCGGATTATCGTTTGACGAACCATGCCCGCCAGCGGCACGTCGTCTCAAAGTAGATCCTGGGTCGTCCCTTCGCCGGAAGCAAGACCACGAACGTGCGTCCGCACCCGCACGCGCACTCTCGCATCTCACGACGCTGGCATAGGCACCGGCGGGAGATCCTGCGTTCCTCGCTCCGCAGCCGTTCATTCTCCTGCCGAACCCCGCGCAGGTATTCCGGCGTCACCTCGACATCGAATCGGGTATCAGCCGCGTCGAGGTACGAAGCGAATTCCTCGAGCACTTGGGCAATCAGGCTGGGCGGCATCGCAACTCCCTTGACCCCGGGTCCAGCCCGGGATAACAGGACACTTGCGAGCAACGAATCGAAGGCCTCGGTTGTGGCGACCGGGGCTTTCGCTATTTCGTGGCGACCCACGCGATTCCGGCGGGCCATTCCAGCACCCTCGCTTCGCAGGAGGCGAACCCTGCCTCGACGGCGAATTCCCACACATCCGATCCGAACTCCCAATGCACGAGGCAATCGCCTGGGTTCGACGGGTTGCCGTGGTAGCTGGGCTGCAGCCCTCCTCGTGAGCGGGTCATGTGGTGGACCACCGTCGGCACTGTGAACGCGCACACCCCGCCCGGGCGAAGAACCCGGTGGCACTCCCGCAGCCCAGCGATCGCATCAGGCACGTGCTCGAGGGTGTCAGAGTGCAGCACGTAGTCGAAGCTCGCGGGTCCGAATGGGAGAGACTCCATGCGGACCGCCGGATACTCGACCATCACCCGGCCTGGCAGCCTCGCGAGATGGCGGGTGAGAGCGCCGCACGCGTTGATCTCCAGCACGGCCACAGCTTGGGAGAGGCGGCCCGCGCACCACCTCTCGAACACGACATCCGATGCGATTGCATGCGCGAGAGCCATGGTGCGCAAGTTGTTGCCGCACTCCCAGCATGTGAGTCCCTGCTGACGGTTGATGTACCGCTCCTCATGCGGGGATAGGCACCACGCCTGCACGAGTTCGGGCCACAGCACCGGGTGTTCGCGCAGATCCTGGCAACCGCACACCGTGCACCTGTCGATCATGACGCCGCCTTTCGCCCGACGAACCACGTGTCGATGCCGTCGATCCGATTGTCCAGCACCCCATACGGCGGGCGCCCGTGCTCGAGCATCCACGGCCCGAATAGCTCCGCGAGCCCGTCCGGCAGCAGCCGCCAGCAGTCGACGGGGTAGCGGTGCTGGTGAATCCAGAATGGGACCTCGATGGCCATCAGGCCACCGGGTCTCAGAACGCGGTCCATCTCGAGCACGAGCTGCCAGGGTCGCGGGCAATGCTCGAGGCAATTGGCCGAAACCAGGACGTCGAAGGCGCCGTCGGGGAACGGCAGCGCGTAGGGCCCGGGCTGCACCACATCCACGTTCGGCCCGGGCACCTGGTCGCAGCCCGTGTAGTCGTGAGCCTCGAACAGGGGGCGCAGGCACCCGTTGACATCGTAGCTCCCGACGTCGAGCACTTTCAGCCCCGGTGGCAGAGCATCCACGAACGCGGCGAACAGGCGGTAGCAGGAGTCGTGCATCGCGTCACCACGGCCTGAAGTTGCGGGTCACAGCCAGCGACCGATCGAATCCGCCGCCCGGGGAATCCTTCGCGAACCACGTCGACTCGGTCCCGCTTTGGTGCAGCAGCAGCGACGGGTCGCTGAGCAGGAAGCGCGCCCCGATCTCGCGGCATGCTCGAATCATCGCGATGTCGGGAGGGAGCCATTTGCGCTGCTCCCAGCCGAGGCCCCGAATCATCTCCCGGAGCCGCCCAGCGATTGCCCTCGCCGTGCTCGCACGCATCAGGTGACCCTGTGCCCCGTTGGTTGCCGCTCCGGGGCGGACATCGAGCAGCCGATAGCCCCAGGCCTGCAGGCCGGAGTCGCAATGGAACTGGTCCAAGCGCGCAGCGTTGAACATGTCGTGGAGGCTGATGACCACCGGCGCCTTCGACGAAGCCTCCGCGGTCGCGAGCAGCTTCAGCGCCTTGGAGAGCCACAGCCTCGTGAACATCACGTCGTCCTCGAGCTCAACCACGACACTGCTTCGCTCGGCGCCCCACTCGAACAGCCGGGCCATGTTGTCGCACGCCATGTACCTGCACCCTGCCGGGTCGGCGTCGAAGCCGTCGAGCTCGTCCTGGGTTCGCGCCGTGAATGCCACGCCCGGCGGCACCGCGGGGTTCAGGCCGTCGTGGAATACGCGGATGGCCTCGGGTGCAGCCAGGGGGTCCGCCGCGATGCACGAGGTCACCGTGACCGGCAGCGGGTACGGCTTGCGGGGATATGAGATGATCCCGATCGATACCGACTCAGCTCGGAGCCGGGAGCCCCCTGACCACGACTCCACGCCGAGGACATCGCCGGTCGATGGCATCCGCTTCCAGGCGCCGTCCAGCACGTCGGCGAATTCGGCCCAGCCCTGCCCGCGCAGGTAGCGCGACAGGTGGCCGAGGGACTCCGCGCGATGAGGGCGCAGCTGGTGCGCCGCCAGGTAGGCGAACACCACGGAATCGATCGGCTTGCCCAGTCGCTCGGTCAGCTTGGCAGCCTCGAGCACGGCGACGAACTGCTCCTGGTCCCAGCCTCCCATTCCGGCGCGCTGCAGGTACAGCTCGAGCGCCCGCTCCAGATTGCCCGCGTCCCGGTGGCTCTGGGCTGCGTAATGGACCCACCGGGGGTTGGCCGGCTCCTCGGCCATAGCCTGCTCGAGCAGATCGGCGTCTTCGTGGTTGCGTCGGCCGCTCCGGTTGCGCGCCCCGTCGCACCGGTAGACCATCGAGATCCCTGCCAATGGTCCGTCGACCGAAGCACCCTCGCAGACGGGGAACTCGTGGGTCAGCCCCTCATAGCGCCAGGGCTTGTGGGCGGAGAAGAGCAGGACCTGGGCGTGCTCCTGCTGCACCGCCTCGGGCGGTCTCTTCACCCGGATCTGGTAGGCGTCGGCCTTGCCAGGCTCCGGCCATTGGAAGCCGGGCTCGACCTCGAGGGTGTCGTCTGCGTCGAGGAACAGGATCCAATCGCAGCCCGATTGAAACGCCAGGCCGCGTGCGATCTCCAGCGACATCGAGCGGGTTGGCCCGAATCCGTTCCACGGGAGCGTGTCCATTTTGAACAGCACTCCAACGCGGCCGTCCTGAGCCAGCCGCAACGCAACGACATCCTCCGTCCCGTCCGTGCTCCCCGTGTCGACGTAGCAGACCGCCGCGACGTGGGGCAGCGCGGAATCGAGGCAGCGAACGATCGTGGCCTCCTCGTTCTTCGCCATGGTCAGCAGGCAGCACTTGCTCACGGTCGCCTCCTCTCGGGGAAGTTCGCCGCGGGCCCCGTCCCGCCGACCATCCGCTTCGAAGCCAGCTCGTTGATGTTGCGCTCGCTGAACAGCTCGTCCGTGTGCTTCAAGGTGCCGGTGAACCCTCGAATCCACACGCGCGCAACAGCCCAGGCGGCGAGGCCGACCAGAAGCACGATCGCGGCCAGTCCGATGCCGATTGCAGCCAACCCTAGAAAGATCTCAATTGCGGTCGTCATGACATATTCCCCCAGACGAGCGTCGGGCCTTCACCCTTTCGGAACAACGGCCCAATCACCCGGTGCCACATGACGGGCCCCGACCCTTCCGGCCCGCAATGCCAGGTGTGCACGCGACAGCGTCCGTTGATGCGGATCCCGTAATCGCCGCACCGGATGAGCCAAGCCCCATCCCTGATGAACAAGCGCGTCGCCTTCACGGCCACTCGTATTCGTCGAAGCATGTTCAGCCTCCCTTCGCACCCAAATCTCGGGTCAGGCGTTCCACCTGCGTCCGAAGCTCGTCGTTCTCTCGCGAGAGAGCCGCGCCGGCGGCCGCTGCATTGGCAGCTCCTGCCCGGTACCCTGCCACCTCCGCCGATAGCCGGTCCCGCTCTGTTGCCATTGCCTCGAAGTTCGCATGCGACGACTCGAACAGCCGTTCGAGGACCAGGATCCTCTCGAGCCGCTCGCGAACAATGCTCTCGAGACGCTGGCATTCGGCTCGTTCTTTCTCCACCTCGCCAGCGTCGCAGAGCCCTTCGCCGTCGTTTGCCTCCAGGTGCCCGAGCGTGCGCGCAGACCCGACAAGCAGGTCGAGGATTCCCTGCGGCGTCTCCGGGTCGATGATCCCGTTCCCCAGCGGGTCGCTCATGGCACCTTCCCTCCACACCCAATTCGGACGTGCGTGACGAACGCCTCCGGCCACCCGAGAGGGATGACCTCGATCGTGGCGCGTCCAATGTCGTCGACCGCCGAGATTCGCCACCGGGTGCCCGATTCGCGATCGTGGTTCCACTCCCCGGGGACGTGGGAGCATCGCGGCAGCAGCGTCGGGCGGAACGCGATCGCCTCCATTGCCTTCCGAAGCTGGGCGCCCTGCTCCTCCGACAGGTTCGAGCTCATTGGAGCCTCCCCAGAGCGCCTCTTCCCACGAGCTGAACCCTGGGCACTCCGATCGCTTGCTTTCCTGCGACCACCATGCGAGCAATTTCGACCAGGGTGTCGTGCGCTTCCTGCTGCAACGGTGGGCGACGGCGAGCGACGTCCATCGCCTCACCCAGGCGCTCGAGGCAGAACTGGTATTCGTGTGCGTCGTATTCACTCATCCCTACCTCCACGCATCCATTCCGGCGTACGGGTCCATCCCCGCCGCCCGGGGCTCGTCGATTGCGCTCTGCTTCGGCGCGTGCCTCTGCTGTTGATCCTGCTCCTGGGCCTGCTGAACCAGCCTCGTGTTCTCCCAGCACGCCAGACACAGCGCGTTTCCTCGGTCCGGAGAGCGGTTCAGAATCCTACGTAGGTCATCCTTGCGCGTTGCCATCGCGCGCTGATGCTTGTCGAACTTCCACGCCGGCGCGTGCAGGTCTCGCTCCAGCTTCGGATCTTCGGGGATTGCTCCGCCCCCGTGGATCCATTCGGCCGCTATCGCCCACAACTCGTCGTACACGTGATAGTACCCCACCGGCTCCCGAAGAGCGTTGTCGCTCGCGCGAATGCAGCAAAGCACGAAGAGCTTCAGCGCAGGGTTGCGCTGCTGGTGCCCCAAGAACGCGTTCTTGACGCGCTCTCCCACGTCGCCGAGCGAGTCGAGATTTATCACGGCCAATTCCCCGGGCGTGCCGTGTGTCCGGATCATGTCGATCGCCACGGCAACGTGGCCATCCTCGGTCAGGTTCCGATCCGCCCTGATCTCCACCACGCGCTTGCCGCGCCGTGCAACAAATACGGCTTCGTCTCCCGCCTTCGACAGCGCGGGATCGACCCCAAGGTGCAGCACCCCATCTCCACCGACGAAGCGCTCTCCTGTCGCCGCCCACCTCTCCGTGGCCTCGTGGATGTCGTGCAGGGAGATGATCTTCCCCTCCTCGAGTTCGACGTGCTGACCGAGAACGTGCACCTTGAATAGAGCCGACTCGCGCCCCCATTCCCGCTCGCGTTCCTCGATGTAGCTGCGCAGCGCAAGCCCTGGAATCACCAGCTTCCCGGCGACAACGTTGGGCGATTCCTCGGAGCTGATCGTCAGGGTCTTGTAGCCCGTAGGGTTCTCCGCGGTCCTCTGCTTTTTGCCGAACGCTTCGTAGAATTCGTCCTCGCTCTTTGTCGGATTCCCCCACATAACGAGCTTGCCGCCGCCCGCCATGTTTCCGATGATGGCCTCAATGATGGCCTGCGGGATGCCTGACGACTCGTCCAGCAGATAGAGTTGATGGACGCCGCTCTTTCCCTGCGCCGCAACGCCCTCGCGCGCCGTGAACCCGGCCACCTTGCGGAATCCAGACACGAGACCGCTTCGGGCGAGGATTCGCGGCTCGCCGTCAATTGGCCGCGTTGTCAGCCTCGGATTGTATTCAAGAAGCTTCGCATCGGTGTCTCCCTGTGGGTCGAGCGGACGCAAGGAACGATCGTGCAGGAACTTCACGTCGCCCCAGTTCACGTCGTCGACTTGGCGCGCGGTCGTGCTCGTGATGATGACCTGCGCGTCGTACCAGCAGGTGAACCACCACAGCGCAATCCCTCCGAGCGAATACGACTTTGACACCTTCCGACCGGCGCGCACAGCGACGCGATCGTGGTCCCGGATATTCTCGAGCATGGCCCGCTGCCCCGCCTCGTGCGTCCCCCACACCGGGAGTCCCAACACCTCCTCGAAGAACCCGCACGGATCGGATCGGTACTTTGGATTCGGCCATCGCCAGTCGGTCGTCTGCCCCGTCGCCTCGACCGCGCGATCAATCTCGAGAGTCAGCCAGCCCTCTGCAGTGCGCAAATTGACACCATCGGATCGCGCATGCCGCTCCGACTTGCGCTGTGTCACGTTTCCCTCGCGTGCAGCAGTTCGGAGATCCTGACCAGCGCCTGCGGGAAATCGTCCTTGAGCGCCGTGATGACCAGCGCCCAGAGGCGACGCCATGCCGGGTGGCGCAGGATTGTCGCTTCGGTGATATGCGTGCCCTCGATTCGCGCCAGAGCTGCCAGCACTGCCGACAACCCACGCTCCGCTTTCACTCGAGCATCCGACGACAGCGCCTCGTCATCGAGCATGGAGCGATACCTGCCGACCTGGTCCCGGAGCTCCGTGGCGGTGTCGACCGGCTGCGGCGCCGCCGTCGTCGAGCGCATCACTGTCCGCTTCCGAGGTCTGGTCACGGGGGCATCCGGGGAGCGTTCCCACGCATCCCGGGGAATGCAGAATGGGCGTCTGGAGAGCCTGGCGCGAGCCTCGCTCCCGGGCACCTTCTCGCCGCTACGCCACCGACTCGCCGTGGTCCTGGTGACCTTGCAGGCCGTGGCAATCCGCTCGCAGCTCCACCCGCCGACCTGGAGCGCCTGCGCGCCAGCATTACGCGCGGTCACAATCCACCTCCGGTGTAACCCCATCGCCGCAGATTTCGGCTCCGGTTCGCTCTCGGGGG